TGGTCGTGGTGTTTTTGTTTTTTGTTTGTTTGTGTTTGTGTGTTGGCTATCTTAGGGCAGACTGCCCCCGGTGCCCGCTTCCGGCTGATTGTCGCTCAGCTCGCACTAGCCCTGCCCAACGTGTTTTTGTGCAGGGTCTTTACACGCCTGTCTGACGGGCTAACTAACGTTTGTTAAACGCCGGGGATTTGCACCCACACCAGCTGACACGCGCTGGCCGTACCAATGAGATTGGCGCACCTAAATTGTTATGTGCTGCTATCTAAACAGCATGACCAAAACCAACAAACCTGCAAACAATAGCCAAACCCAATCACGGTTCATTAAAACGGTACCTGCGTTGCCTGCAACGCCTTGATTAGTTTTGACGCCTCGCTGGTGGTGAGCTGGCTTACGCTTTTGGCCTCGCCCAACGTGTCGGTCACAAACATTTTTTGTGCTTCCTTGCTGGCGTCGTATTTGTCCAACAGCATTTTTAAGTAGTTCATTTGTTTTTGGGTGGCGCTGCTGTGGTGCATGTCCGTAACGTCAGCTAGTACCCGGTCGACCTTTTGCATCTCCTCGCGTGACGGGCGTTTTGTGTGATCGCTGCCAGCCAGCCCCGCATTAGCTAACGCGCGTCCAACGGAACTTGTTTCACAATTTTCAAAATGGCTAGTGCGGTTAACGTGGCCCTCGCCGCGTGTCTCCTCAGCCCACCCCGTCGCAACCAAAACATGACCAACCCACAATTCAGCCTTGAAAACACAGCGGTTGTCGTTGTAATGCACAAGAGACGTAATCACCCGTTTGGGTTGATCGGTAGCAATCTCCAGCCAACGCGACAACCGGGCCGCTACAGGCTCGTAATCGTCAAGGTTAAACGCCATACAGCGACCAAACCGTTAACCGTTGCGCGTGGTCATGGGCGCCACCCCTGTTGGCATGGCTGATTTGCCCGGTGTTGCAAATCATTTTGCGACGTACAGCCGCATTTAGTCGACCCGCCAAACCTTTGGTCACCGGGAAGTCTGCGCCCAGCTCAGCCCAAATGTCATCAGCCGTAAAATAGCGTTGCCTGTGCGCCACCGTCACAATGGCTGCGTCAACCCGTTTTTGTTGGTCTGCTGTCCATTTGACCTGTGCCACCTTGTTACTGATTTGCATTGCCACCGCAAACGGTGACCGTATCGGGGCTGCGACTTCCTCACGGTATGCACCCAAACCGATCATTGGGGTAAACAGCTCTGGCTGTGGGTCGTTCACAACACACCGCCCAATTCCTCAATGGCCAATGTCAAAACGTCAGCCTCATGGTCATTGCCTGACAGCTGTGCGTCAACACGCATGTTTTTGAGCTGCCTAATTAGCCATGTGTCAAGCGGGGTAGCGGGTTTTTTGCCCATTATCTCGTCAATCAAATTAAACATTGCGTTGTGGTGTCTGAGCATTGCCCGCTCCGCCGCAATTTTTCTGTCTACTTCAGCCATGATTTGTTTTCTTGTCTCCTCTGTCAGCCCCGTGTCGGGGTATTGGTATTCAGCCATTGAATGTACTCCATGCCTGCCACCCGGTTTCGGCAAGTATGGCCAACCCTGCATTTAGGTTGGCTGTCGCGCTAAACAGATCATCACAAGTTGCCACAATGCCCTGTTCTTGCAACCAGCCCAACGGGTAGGTCGAATTAGGCAGGCACCAGAACCCGTTAATTTGCAAAATGCCGTAGCTACCCCCGTTCGGGTCGGCTGGGTTATGCGCCCAAGGCTGGCAGGCACTCTCAGCTGTGGCAATTTGGCGCAACGTCGACAGCTCACCGTCAGGCCAGCCCAATGACCGGGCCAAAGCCACGACGTCATCACAATTAGCAATAGTGGTGATTGTGGTCGTGGTGACCGGGGCTGCCACAGGGTCGTTTAGGGCTGGCTCTAGGTTGCCCTGAAAGGCCTCTACGGGCCGTTCTCTGCCCTCCCAAACCGTGTTTGCGGGGCTGGGTGCCTGATACGGGGCAGGGCTGTAAAACCCTATGTTTGCCCCAGACACCACAAACACGCCCCACACAGCAAAAGCGGCTGCGGCTAGCTTGCTCATCAAATACGCCATTAGTTTTCTCCCGTTCTGTCGGTGCTGGTCACCGTACAGCGACGTCAGGCAGCTGTGGTGGATACCCCAAACACGCTACCGAACACCTGTTTGACCCGTTCAGGGTCACGGGCTAGGTCTGGGGTGATCTCAACATGCCACCAATCACCACCGGGAGCGCCCGTAAACGTGTGGCTGGTCGCTTTACGCCATGCGGTAGCGGGTCGACCGTCAACCGCGCGGTCACAACGCCATGACCTGCCAAACGGTTGCGGCCAATAGTCAATAACCAACATGACCCCCAGCGCCTCATAATTGCGCAGGCATGTTTTGATAAATTCGCGGCTCAACCGTCTACCGTCTGGCACACCCTTGCCGCTGGCCTCCATACGCCTGTACGACAAGTCCATTGCAATGCCGCGCGTGTGATTGCTGACCTGTCCGGGTTTACCGCGTATGTCACGGTTGACAAACGTGCCGTTATTCCACAAGGCGCCGCCGCTGTATCGTTCAGCGCATTTGACCCATTGGGTTGTGCCGGGTAGTGCAGCTGTGACTACGGGGGCGCTGGCGGCCTTGTAGGGCTGTGGCATTATTTTTTAGGCGGCTCTTTTTCTACGAACAAACAAGCGGTGTTTTCGTTGCCAAATCGGGTGCTAATCCACGCCATGAGTGCGGACGCTACGGGGATACTCAACGCAATAATTTGTGCATCGACGTCATATTTGTGGGCTATGTAACTACCCAATGCGATAACGGCACCTTTTAGGGTTTGGTCGGCGGTTTGTAGTTGCGCGTTTTTATTCATTGTTTGGTTCTCTAAACGTGTCTGTTGTTGGGTCGTACACCATTGAGATGCCTGCATAAGCGCCCCTAAAATTTGCGTGGTAGCTGGTTTGTAGCCATGTGCCTGTCATGCCTAACGACGCAATAAATGTTTGGCCGATCGGTTCACTATTTGGGAAGTCGCCGCCGCCGCAATTCTCATTGGCAATAACAATCACTTGCAGCACAACATTGTTGTTGTCGATTTGCGCAAAATGTGCCATTTTTACACCTCCCAAAGAATGTACACAATGCCTGAACCGCCGTTGCCGCCTGTTAAATTGGCGGCGGTATTTGTTCCGGCCCCGCCACCGCCTGACGCTGTGTTTACACCTGCTGACGTACCAGCTGCATTGCCGCCGCCAGCCCCGCCTACGCCTGAACCGCCAGCGCCGCCTGTGGTGTTGCCACCGCCGCCACCGCCACCTGCTTTGTATAACGTGCTACCGCCAATTGTGGTTGAGACGTCGTAACCTGCGCCACCTGCGCCACCTTCACTTAATGACACAGCGTCAAGGCCGACAGCGGTAGCACCGCCACCCCCACCGCCAGCGCCGTTGTTGTTGTTTGACCCTGTACCGCCAGCAAATCCTGACACACCGGGCGCAAGTGACAACGCGCCTGTTCTGTTAAGTGCGCTCGTCGAACCTCTGCCGCCGCCACCCGACGCACCTTTTTCTGGGTAGCCGACATTCGTGCCTTCGTTGTAACCACCATAACCACCACCCGCGACACTTGGCGCCGCGTTGGTATCACTTAAAGAACTGCTAGTGCCCAAAGTGGGTTTATCGCCGCCGCCTACACCACCTGCGCCACCTGCACCAATAATGACATTTTGATTAGTGTCTAAATAGACAGTAAATTTTGCTAAACCGCCAGCACCACCACCACCAGCGCCGCGATTGCCGTCTCCTGTGTAGGTGCTGCCACCGCCACCGCCGCCGCTAAATAGCAAAACGTCAAATAGCCCGGCCTTGGTAACAGTAAACGTGCCGCTACTTGTAAATTCGACGCCAGCGTAACCTGTTGGCGGTGACGCTAATGCGCTGCCACCTGTGCCTGTTCCGTAACCTATGCCGCCTGCGGGAAAAAATGTGAAGGTTGACGCCGACAGAGCTACTAATGTGCCGCCTCCGTATTGCGCCAATGCTAATGAGCCTGATGTGTTAACTGTTGCGGTGCCTGCCGTAATGGTGCATGTGCCTGCACCTTTGTTGGCAATAAAAATGGTGTCACCTGTTGCAAACACGCTGTCATTGACTGTGATTGTGGTTGCACCAGCGTTGTTCATAATGACGCGCTTACCTGCGTCACCTGCTACCAGAACGTAACTAGCGGTTTGGTCGTTGATGGGCAGGTTGGTTATGTCGTTCAGCTCAGCTGCGGTTAATACTTGCCCAGCTGTAAACGGGAACGGGGTAGTCATGGCATTTAGCCTAGGACATTGAGCGCGTCTAGTACGCCATAGGTGCTGTCGTCTAAAATCAGCTGGTAGACAATGGTGGTTGGGGCGGTGTAGAACGTGACCCGGTGACCCCGGTAAACGTCAATGGCGTGTTCGACGCCTTCAACGCTCAGCTCTTGCGCCAAGCTGGTTGTGCCTGTGCCGCTGGTAAACGTCTTTTCAATGGTCATTGTGTCGCCAATGTCGACAATGGCCACAGCGTCACGTTGACCGCTGGTCAATGACGCAAAACCGACGCCAACGTCTGTGTACCGTGCTTCGGGTTCACCGTTTAACAGGTAGGCGGCAGCTGCGTCAATCTCGCCCTGCTGGTGCAACAGGCTGTTACCAATCGACGTTGTCTGAATAAAATAGGTAGCTATTGACGTCAAATCTTCGTCTGTGGCTGTTTTGCCGTCTAACCCGGTTACAACCGCCCGGTTTACTACTTGATCGGCCTCAAACGTGATACCGACCCGGTCATAGGGCGTGTTCGTGCCGTTGTCCTTAAAATCAACGACTGACGCGCTGAGCGTTGCGCCAATACGGTTTTGGAATGTCAGCACCCCGTCACGAGCCATAAACAGCCGCCCAAATTCTGCTGTCTCGTTGATCTGCGACAAATACTGCAATACGTTGGTGCCAGCCTCAACCTTGTAGCTGTTGTCGTGACCCAAATTGACTGTGCCTGTGGCAATGTTTGTGGTGTCTGTGTAGTCGACCTCTGGCAACGCCAACACGGTTGTTATGCGCTCACCTGACGTTTCAGGGCTAACGCTCAGCTCGTCTAGGTAGGTTTGGGCCAGCAAATAAAATTGGTCTGCACAATACACCGTTACCGTGTTTAGGCCGCCCAGCTCAAAACTGTAGTCATAATTAACCACATACCCGACAAACAGTTTTTCTGGGGTGTTGCTGGCGTCATAGCGGATTAGCTGCACCTGACGCATGGGGGCCAGACCGGGTTTGGCTTCCGCTGTGTCGTAATACGGGCTGTTTGTGTCAAACGGGTTGAACACGCCATTGGCCAACGTGTCGTTCAATGTAAAGCTCATGGTGCCGGCGCTGAATTGGTCACCAACGTCACGCCTACCGCGTTTGACCCCAATGTTTAGGGTGCCTGTGGTGACGTCTGCAAAGTCGGTGGTGCCGTCTAAAACAAACTGCGTACTATCTAGCAAACCTTTTGTGCTGTCATCAAGGGTAAATGCGTCTTGCAAAAACCCTGTGTCGATCAACAGGCTGTAATTGCCGGACTGTACGACACTTGACCCGGCCATTAGGCAACCGCGATTTGTGCCGGGCCTGCTGAACGGTTGTATGCGCGTATTGCGTTAACGACTGCCTGCCCAATCTCTGCGCTGGTAGCCAACCCGCCCATGACATTGACGGTTATTGACCCGGCACCCATACCCCTGCTCAACGGCACTACAGCTTCAGGGCCACCCTCACCAATCAGGGCCAACGTGGGTTTGGTAACAATGCCACCTTCAGCCAGCATGGGGATTTGCGGCACACTAAACCCTTTACCGCCAAACCCCGGCACCCATGACGGAACCTCAAACGACAATTTGCCTACCGTACTGTTCCACAATTTTGCTATGCCGTTGAAAATGGATTTGTAAAACCCCATGACCGTGTTTAGGTAGCTCTTAATAAAATCGACTGACGCTGTGACACCCGTTTTGATTGCCCCAAACAGCTTGTCCACAATCTCCCTAAACGCCTCAGATTTTTTGTATGCCAACACAAACGCGGCAACCAGCCCGGCAATGGCCAACACAACCAACGCAATAGGGTTGGCGCTCATCACAAGGTTTAACGCAAATTGGGCTGCCTTAACAATCATCAGGGTTGCCTGATACACTTTCATTGCCGCGTTAGCGGCCAGCACCGCCGCTGCTAACCCAGCAATAACCCCTCCCAAAATAACAATGACGGTGCTGTTTTGTCTGGCAAAATCAGCAACCTTCATCATTACGGCAGTAAATTTTTGGAATAGCGGCAACAGCACAATGCCGACACTTTCCGACAGCTGACTAAACGCAACCTTCATTTTGTCGCTGTCGTTGGCGGTGGCTTCAGCGGTACCCCCAACCTGTGTTTCAATGGCCTTTAGCACCATGTCCTGCGCTTCCAGCATTCTGTTGCTCTCGACAAGGGTGCGTATCTTGTCTTTTTCTTGTTCAGTAAACGTGACGCCCGATTTGGCTAACGCGGTTATGCCCTTAATTGGGTCTTGCAACGCCTTGCCCAGCTGTACAGCGTTTGTGGCTGCGTCACCAAACCCGGCGGCGCCCATGTCGATAGCTGCTTTGGTCGCCCGGTCAAATGCGCCCCCAGCCTCGTCAGCGGTTTTGGCTAGCTGACCAAACGTCAACAGCTTGGCCTGCGCCAATTTGATTTGATTTTGGTCAACGCCTGTGGCGCGCGCTGTCGCGTTGGCGTATTCAATAATGCGGCTGTTTACTTTGTCGGTAGTTTCACCGAACAGGCCCATGCTTTCGTTGATTTGGGCGATACGGGCGTTTGACGTTGCTGCGGCCTCACCTGCGGCAATGGTTGATTTGGCCATGACCGCAACGGCACCCAACGCTGCAGCTGCAGGCAACGCAGCTTTCTTTAACGCAAATTGGGCTTTTTGGCCAACGGTGGTCAGCTGCGCAAATTCTTTTTTGGCGCGCTCAATGCCCTTGCTGTCAAAATCGCTGACAATGGGTATGCGAATAGCCATTTACTGCACCAAATTCTTGTTTAGTTGGGTCATTAAATCCTCTACTACATTCAACATGCCGCGCTCAACGTCTGTGCCGCGTTTTTCGTATTCCGGCCACATGACGCGCGACGGTTCACCAAACATCATTTTTAGGGCTGCCACAAACCTGCCGCCCTGCGCACCACGACCGCCCTGTTTGCCTGCCATGTCGACGATGGCGGCTGCCGGGTTCATTTGTTGAATACGGATAACCGACACGTTTTTCTTGCTGGTGTCAATCTTGAGCTGTACACCCTTACGGGCTGCGCTCTGCTGATACGGGAATAGCTGCCTGCCTTTTTGCGACCAAGGCCGGGCCATGCCTGACAAATACTGTGGCGGGTAAGCGTTTTTTATGCCGTCAACCGCTGGTTTGGCAATGTCTTTTGCCTTGGCGTTTATGTCTTTGCGTAGCTGGCGGTCTATGCCGTTGATCTCTTTTAGCGCCTCTTTAACCCCAAACACTTTGATTGTGGTCATTTGCGCGCCGCCTTGTTCAGTACATAAACAACAGTAACCAAGTCGCGGCTATCAAATGGAACATCAGGCGGCCACCACCCTGTTGCGGCCAACACTTCGGCTAGTTGGCGGCGATAGCTGCCGCCTCCGTAGGGTTTGGGTCGGTTTGGTCGACTGCTTCAATCTCCATGTCAGGGTTATTTTTTAGCCAATCGCGCCACGTTGTTTCAACGATTGGCCGCCCGGACAGTTTCAACATGAAAAACGCCCATGCCACCATGTCGGACATGCCAACGCCCTTGCCGTCACTAATTTTGCGGTGTTCTAGTCTCTCCCATTCGGTAATGCACAACAGGTTTGTGATCACCTCAACGGGTGGTTGACCGGGCTGCAAGGTAATGGCCAGCTTTATTTTCATGATTGCCTCTCTGTCTAGGTATTCAGGTTAAATCACGGGGTCGTGTCTGCGCTGTACTCTCCGCCCATCAGCTCAATGTCGACTGTGGACAGCTCCCCAAGGCTCATGTTTGCAACGGGCAGGCTGGCCAAAAAACACCCGGTCAAAATCTGTACCGGGTTGGTGGCGCTTTCGGCGCCGCTGGCTGGCTTCACTTTCAATGTGGTGGTGGTGCCTACCAACGGTTGCAGCGTTGCGTAGGTTTCGCTGCTGGCGTAGCTCATGTACAGCGTCAACGTGGCGCTGTTGTTTTCAAGGCCGCTGGTATTGCTGCGGTACGTCTGACCAAACGCGGTGTTTTCTAGCGCCTCTTTTTCGTAGGTAATGGTTGCTGCGGTGCATTGGTCGGTCAAGTCAACGCCGCCCAATTCGACTAGCGCGGGGTTTGACAGGTAATTGGTGCTGGCCATGTGGGGTCTCCTATGTGGTCTTGGGTTTTACTTTACGTTGTTTTGACGGTTTTGCGGTGGATACTGCACCCGCTTCAGCAATAAACCCGCCTGCCAATAGCCGTTTGGCGTCAGCTTCGCTGGCCGGGGTGTAGGGCTGGCCGGGTATGCCTACCCTGCGGCTGACAACAATATAGGTCATGCTGTTTGGGCCTGCATGTTGGCTGTCAGCTCGTAGGCAGGCACTATGACGCCGCCAACGTCAAGGCTGGTTGGTCGACCTGCGGTAATGGCCACGTTTTTACCCAATACCTGTGACGCGGTATGCAACAGCGAGCGCATGGCATCAAGGTTGCCCGGCCCAAGGGTCACAATCTGTATGGGGTATTCCATTTTGACAATGTTGTTGTTAAACGCGGTAAATGTGGGGGCGCCAATCATGGCGCAGGGCGGCACAAGGTTGCGCGGGTCGGTTACTACCTGCAGTCCTGTAACCGTTGCCAAAAACGTTGACAAATCGTCTAGTGCTTCGTTGAAAAGGTCGGTGTAGGCAACGGGCATTAGGCCACCTGTGGGCGGTCAATACCTAACAGCTGTTTGATCATGGGTGACAGCCCTACGGTTGGCGCTGTTCCCATCTCGTTGAATGACGCAAAAACGTCTACGCTGCCCCTAGCCCGGTACAGGGCGCCACCCCACATGATTACCCCTAGCGTGACGTCAGCGCTGGGGCTGGTGGTCAAACTGTCGTAATACCCAGCCTCTACGCGACGTCTAAACGCCATTTGGTTGACCGCTGCAGCGCATTGCGTCAAAAACGTGGTGTCTGCTGCGGTGGCCGTACCTATGCCCAACCAATCTTCAATTTGGGTGGCGGTTATCCATGTGCAGGTTGGGGTAAACGTCAGGGTGCCTGTGGCGGCTGTGCGGTCGACGTCATCAGCTGTGCAGGCAAATAGAACCTGATTGGGTACCGCAACGTCATTGTCGAACAGTAGGTTGCCCTCGCTGTCAATGCCGACAAATTCGTATTGCGGTAGCGCGTAGACGGTAAATGACCCGTCAAACGGTGCGCCGACACCGCTAACGGTGATAGCGCGGCCAACCTCTAGCTCGTTAGCGGTAAGCGTTTGCAATACCGCGTAGTTGTCCGTTAGCTGCTTAAACGTGACCGTGTAAGCGGCCATTACGGACCCCCGTTGTTAGCTGACGATGATTGACTGCACCTGATCGGCGTCAGCAATGAAGGTTGCGACGTAGCCGTAGTAGCTGAACGTGCGGCCCAACGTGCCGGGAACTTCGACGGACATGACGCCGCGAACCTGCTCGTAGAATTCGCAGGCTGCGCCGCGCGCAACGATCATGGTGCCAGCCGCAAAATTGCGGTCAGCAACAAGGTTTAGCCCAAATGGGTTAAACGTGTTTGCAACCGTAATGTTGGCTGCGCCCATGCCGTTGACGCCCATGAGACCTGACGCGCCGACATACGGGAATACAGGCCGCTTGTCTGCGTCAAGTTGTGCGCCCAACGCCTGCCAAACACCCGGTGCGACAAACACATGGTCTGGCAAAAAGTTGGTGTCCAACAGAATGTTGTAGGCGCTGGTGTAAATCGCGCTGATAAGCGTTGACGGGTCGTTTGCGGTGACAGTCCACGTTGCGCCTGACGCTTGCGCGCCTGCAACAATGGCGTCAGCTGCAATGTCATCACTCTTAAGCATGTACTGACCGACCAAGTCCTGCAAAATGATTTGCATTGCACCGGGCGACGTAAAGTCAATGTCCTGTACCGACAACGTGACCTGTCCGGCCAGCGTAGTCTTGCTGACCACATTTGACGCAATCACGGGGGTCGTGGCTGACGCGCCTGACAATTCGCTGGACTGTGTGCCAACGCTGGGGTGCGTTGTCCACGTTGGGCGAATGAACGTTTTTTGGTTGCCGCCGTCTGGCATTGCGCGCGCACCAATCGCAGCAACGACAGGGCGCGTGTAATTTAGATCAGCAAACACGGGAGCCAACACAGGCACGGGCAGCAAGCCTGCAGTATCAGTTGTAGTGACGTCTCCGGCTGCGGCCTGCAACGCGGTCTGCTTCGACTTCATGTAATCGCTGGCAGCTGCCGCGACGTTGCGGAACGTTTCGCCGCCAATGTGCATTGCTGCCAAGTATTCGCCGGGTGTCGGCAAATCAAATTGACGCTTGGGTTGCGCAGGCAACGCTGGTGTTGGAATCGTGGCCTCTACTACGGGGCTGGTTTCGGTGGTCATGGTTTGTGTCTCCTGTTCGGTCACCTGTTCAGTATGGCTGACATTGGTGGGGTTTTGGTGGATACTTGCGGCAACCTTGGTGATCTGGGCGCTATCCCCAAATGCCCCGATTGGCACTAGCGACAGCTCTAACCATTCGGCGGCCTCAATAATCATGCGGTCTTGCTGGTCATAGCTGAATTTTGTGGGGTTTACGCCTACAGACACTTGGTCAATGGTGCCGTCAGCGGCCATTACCAATGCGTCATTGCCCAGCTGGGTTGCGCTAATACGGGCCGTAAACATCATGCCCTGTTCGGTGTCGACCCGTTCCGTTACGACCCCTACGGGCTGGCTGGCGTCATGGTACATAAACAGCCGGGGTGCTTTACCGTCAACAGGCAGGCTGCCCGGCATAAACATAACTTCTGTGTTGTCGTTTACGACAGCAAATGTGTTGTACGGTACCGCAACACCTGAGATAGTGCGGCGCGGTGCTTCGTCTCCGGCTGCTGCGTCAACCGTGAATTCTCCGGCAATCAGTTTTAACATGGTGGTCTACCTTTCGGCTAATTGTTCTTGTGTGTTTTGTTGCGGCAAATCTTCTTTGTCAGCAACGTAGTTTTCTTCCAAATAGTCATCGGCGTCAAATTCAACGTAAGTACCATTCGGCAACACATTGTTCATTGACAGCGTTTGAGCCATTGCCTCTGCGTACAGCTTTACGCCAAAAATCCACAGGTCTGCGCGCGCCTGCTGTGCAGATTGGTAAGAGTACGCCCCGGTTGCAACACCCACTAGGTACGGTGGCACGTTGGCCAGCCGCGCAGCTTCAAGTGATTGGTATTGGCTGCTTTCAATCAACAGCATTTTGTCAGGGCTGGTCGCTGTTTCTTGGTAGTCCAAGTATTCGTTTAGTGCAGCGGTTTGGTTGGTTGCGCGCGCCGCGTTAAACGCTGCAGCTAGGTCTGCCAGCTCTTGTGCGCTCAACGGTTCACCGCCTTTTTGACGCAACACGCCAGCCGGAATTGCTGAGCTGGCATTACGGTTACGCGCGGCCTCTAGTTTTAGTGACGTCTCGATTGCGCCCGGTGCCGCATAAATCAAACCTTGCGCTGGTGACAAAAACTGCACCAAATCTTTAGGGTCTAGCTGGCCACCGTTAAAGTAAACCTCTTTTGACGGTGCGAACCAGACAGGCCCAACCATGTCTGTCGTGGTGATCGACCCGGAAGGCAAACGGGTAAAGCTGGCAGGGTAGCCGTCAGCGGTGCGGCTGGTGACATACCAAAACGCGCGCCCAAAAAACAGCAAATCGTCAAAAGTCCATGACATGATGTGTTGGTACGGTACGGTCGGGTCGGGTCGACGTAGCCAAGTACGCGGTGCCAACGGCATTTTCTCCATCTCGTCACCGTTCCAAATTTCGTTGTACATTTTCAACGGCATACAGCCAATGACGCTGGCCATCAGGTCACGCGCCCGGTTAATTGTCGGTACGCTGACCGCCCGGTTGCGCGCTTCACCTTCTTGGTAGGTGTAATACTGCCCGATCATTTGCGCGCCTATCCCTGCGCTGTTCGGGGAGTAGCCGCCACCATACGCGCCAGCTGCAGCCGCTTTAGACGGGGCTGGGCTAATTGCAGCTTTGGTGGTGCGGGTAAACAATCCCATAGGTCAA